AATGAACACTTCAACAGCGATAAAACTATTGATATTGAAAAGACCGCTGGATACCAAAGTATAGTCGTACCAAATTACAAGCCGGTACAGGCCATGCATTTCCTTTCTAGGAAGGCATATTCAGATGAGAATAATACTCAGACTTTTAGATTCTTCGAGAATAGAGAAGGATTTTATTTTAAGACTCATGAAGGTTTGGTTATAGATAATCAATTTGATCTTGACGGAACAGCATCCGGTAGAAGAGTATCACAAGTACCTACATTTACTCGCCAAGAGGTTCCGGATCAAACTCCAGATGGTCAAGTGAGATTAATGTCTACAATCGTAGATATCAGTTTTCCGAAATATGTAAATACTATCGAAGATATGAATCAAGGGGCATATTACAGTCAAACTAAAGAATTGGATTTCCTTAATCGTACAGTATTCTTCACGGAATACCGCCATCTAGATGAGTATCAGAGTTACGAATATCCTGATAACGAAAATAGATCAAAGCACACCAAGGAATTTGTTGACACTCATATGTCGGATCATGCTGATACATTAGTTATTAAAGACTATTCACCCGATGGTGCCGCGCCTTATATGAGAAGAGATACATATTATCCTAACACCTATAATCAGAAGAACGTAAATCTTTATCATCATATGAATGAATTGGTTACATTAAAGATCTATGGTAGAAATACTATTAACGCTGGTGATATTATTAATCTTCAACTCGATGATATTAACTATGCGGTAGGTGAAAGAAGATTGGACAGAAAAAGATCTGGTAATTATATAGTGGAAAGCGCTGAAAGTGTTTTCAGTGAAAATAACTATCTACAGATTCTACAAGTATCCAAGAGCGGATTTCAATCTAAACCTGAATCCGCAGGTTCATATAACAATGATAGACAAACTGAAAATTCTAGTACAGAACAAGGCGCGGCAAACCGACCAAATAATGTAGTAACACCTTCAAAGGCTGGTGCAGCTCCACCACCAGCAGGATCACTAGATAAAGCTAAGTTAACAGGACTTGCCGCTGATGCTGGATTCAGTGATGATGATGCTAAGATTATGGCTGCTATCGCCCTTGCTGAATCTTCGGGTAATCCATCAGCACTCAATAACACTTCATCTACCGGAGATCTATCTTACGGTCTATGGCAAATCAATATGATTAACAAACTTGGACCAGAAAGAGTTCAACAGTTCGGTATTAATACATATGACGAATTGTATACTCCAGAAATTAATGCTAAAGCGGCTAAAACTATTCACGAGAGTCAAGGCTTTGAGGCGTGGTCAGTATATAAATCTGGCGCATATAGGAAATATCTATAATGGATTCATCAGTTGGTTTTAATAACCTATTATGGTTTATGGGAATTGTTGAGAATAACAATGATCCGAGTAGGAATGGGCGGATTCAGGTAAGATGCTTCGGTATCCACCCGACTGCGGAAAGTGGTCAGGTATTGACTGATGATCTACCTTGGGCGCCTATGCTAAATGCTGGACATGGTGGGACCGTGATACCTACGAATGGTGACTGGGTATTTGGTGCATTCGTCGATGGTCGCGATGCACAGCACCCGTTTATCTTTGGGTCTATCCCGGGCATAAATGCTCAGTTGCCAACAGACAGTGGTAGTTCTGATCCGTATACTCGAGCATCTAAGGAGGCATTTGATAACTACGGTATGCCGCCTTTGCCGAGAGTACAATCGGGAGAGGATCTAGAAACTACTCAACTTACACTTCAGAATGCTTCTTTATTGGAATTTGCTCCACCAAATAAGGCTGACGGTACGACAGATGGTTTACCTGTAAAAGAACCAGCCGTGCCGTATGCTACTCAACCACATAAGAATGCAGTATGGAAAAGTCGAAACAGTAATTCTTATCTCCAGATCACCGAGGGTGATGAGAATATTATCCTATCCCACGAATCGGGATCACATATCATGATTGATAAGGGCGGTAATATTAAAATCAAATCTTTCGGCGATAGTTATATGATCTCAGAAGGAAATACTTTTGAAGGCGCTAAGGGAACGAAATCTTTGAGTGTCGATGGTCCATATAGTCTAAAATGTAAAAATGCTTCTATTGAGGTAGAAGGTGATATGAGTCATGTAGTGAATGGTGATTATAGTCTTAATATCGGTGGTAAATTTGCAATATCCGTGGGTCAAGGATTCGAAGTAGCTTCTCAAAGAATATCTCTCCAAAGCGTATCCGAACATATTAATCTATTATCTGCTCAGAAGGTTAAAATTTCAGCAGGTGATAATGTCGGTATAGATTCAGGCGCTAATGTATATCTCAAAGCAGGTGGTGAACTGCACACGTCTGCTGCAACATCGCTTATCGGCGCATCTGGCCCAGTACATATTAACGCCGGAGGTGCCACGAATATAGATGGTTCTCAGATTAATCTTAATAGTGGAGCATCTACTGCGGCAACACCTAGTCCCGAAAGTGCTTCAGGATCGACTATTGCCCAACCAGTACAACAAAGCATATCTGCTAATATATCTAAAGTTAGAACAACGCCCGGCTCAATCGGTGCAGGTTCTACTGACGATCAAGAGGAATAAAAATGGTCTGTAAACCAACATTACCCGTAGGATCTAATACTTTAGAATCATTGTTCGATTTTCGCGCCGTAAGTGAATTGGATCCTACTAGTTACTATGATAAAAGTCAACTGAGAACGGTGAATATTCTTAATAATGTTCTGCTGAAGAACTATGATCTAACGGATTACCCTAATATCAAAGAAAGAATTGCGATCGGAACTATTACTGATCCGGAATATGCAGAATTTCTTCTCGATAGTGGTCTCTCACTCGATTTTGTTCAGGACGTATTTATAAATGATTTTCCGGTAGCAGTTGACTATTCTCTTATTGAAACTGTCGTAAAACAGGTAGTAGAGAATAGACCGGTAGTAAACTTCACCGATCCCACAGGAACACCAATTATTACTGGTACTACACCGATTACTGGAACTGGTAATACCAATACCGATATTGATCTTATTATCGGAGACAAAAATCCAACCAATCTCGCAGATCTTCTTGATCTTTTGGACATATACTATGATAAAACTCTATTATCTACTAATGCTAATATCTGCGCTGCGCTGTCAAATCCATTTGCTAAACTCATCTCTATTCTTGCAACTGCTAGAGATCTAGCGGAAGGCGTTAAAGATCTTGCAGGTGATATTAATAAACTCATAACAGATACTAAATATCAATCGCTATCTGGTATTATAGGTGATTTAAGTAATAAGGTATTAAATTTCCAAAAGCAATTAACTGCCTTTGTAGATAGTTTTGCTCAATCAATGATGAGTAAAATTAGTGCTATAGGTAATACCGTAAAAAGAATGTTTGAAACAATGGCTGGTATTCCTGAAGCCACATATAAATTTATTCAGAGAAAAATTCAGAACGTAAAATTATTTTTCTCTAAAGAGAACTTAACTAACATTAAGAATAATATTAATAAGACTCTCACTGGTGGTATTAAGCAATTCGAAGATGTATTACCTGATGTACTTAATTTCCTTCTGATGCTAATTTGTGGAATGTTCGATAAGCTTCAACTCTTTATGCAGCAACCAGTAGACGAATTAAACGGTTTCGTTCAAAACTATAAGACAACATATACTACAACTGCAGGATATAGCACACAAGTAAGAAATCAAATAAGAAGTACTGGTGCAACTCGTGTAAATCCAACAAACAGAGTAGCGGATTCGAGTAGTGGTAGAGCGTTTTATAATCGTGCTAATCCGTCTAGGAATATTCCGGGTGATGTTACTCCTTCTGAAAGAGGATTATTAGATCAAATAGGCGCTACAGGTTTGAGTGGATATTTTATCTTCGGATCGAATGTACAAAATATGGGACAGAGGTCTACTGATAGATTTAAAAGCAATCCAACTAATACTCAGTTTAAAAAGTACTATGATCCAGACGAAAACTTCCACTCAGATCTTGGAACTAATGGTGGTATTGTAGATGCTGGTTGGGCAAACGTGAATCCTGGAGTGTGGATAAGACTTATCCGAACGGTAAAGGCAGCACAGAATTTAGGTGCTATCTCAGGACCAGTAACTATTAATTCTGCCTATCGCAGTCCATTCTATAATAGAATTATTGTGGGTGGCGCTAAGAGTAGTCATCATATGACCGGGGATGCATTAGATATATCATTCGGCAATATATCTAATTCAGGTGGAGAAGAATTTATCCGTCAAGCAAGTATCTTTGGCTTTGGTGGTATTTCTTATTATCCCGCAAGTGATTTTACTCACTTTGATGTTTCGAGTGTGAGAACATGGGGCGCTAACGGTAAATATACTAGTGTTATTAATACTCATGTATATAACACATAAATAATAAAAAGGGATTAGTAGATGGCTATTACACCTATCACCAAAAAACGAGAATATTATAGCGATTTAGATAAAGCTTTAACACTGAATCCGGTAACAAATGATGTTGCTAGAAAGATAAACGAGAATGCGGTAAAGGAATCTATTACTAATCTTATTCTCACGAATAGGGGTGATAGACCTTTTCAGCCCGAATTAGGTTGTGATATTCGTTCTCAACTATTTGAATCTATAACGCAAGATACACTCGATACGATTAAGATTATGATAAGTGAAACACTTGACGCCTATGAACCTAGAGCAGATATTTTAGGTATCGACGTAGGTGGTAGAATTGACAGCAATGAATTGAGTGTTACCATTACTTTTGTGGTTATAAATAGTGATGAACCAACTACCCTAGAAATTATTCTAAATAGGATACGCTAATGGCAGATCAGTCATTCACTAATCTTGACTTTGAAGATGTTAAGAACAATTTAAAAAACTATCTGAAGTCGCAGGATAAATTCAGCGACTACGACTTTGCAGGATCTAATATAAATGTACTACTTGATATACTCGCTTATAACACATTTCAAAATAATTTCTATACAAATATGGCGATTAGTGAGATGTTTCTCGACTCTGCACAGATTAAAGATAGTGTTGTTTCTCATGCAAAGGAACTCAACTACTTGCCGAGATCTAGGCGCTCAGCTCAAGCGGTATTAGCACTAGAGTTTAATCCTGCAGGTTCGCCATCATCTATTGTTATTCCCGAGAGAACAAAATTTATAGCTCGATGTGGTACTGAGACCTATAACTTTTGGAATGAAGAAGCATATACTGTTAAACCTGCAGCAAACGGCCAATATTTTATCAATAATGTTGATGTGTTCCAAGGTAGATATGTCGATGAATATTTTACTGTCGATGGAACTTCAACTCAATTGTTCACCTTGAAGAATGATAAAATTGATACGAACAGTATAGAATTATTCGTTAAGGCTAGTTCTTCTGCCACATCAGAAACTGAATATACATATAAGAGCAATATCTATGATGTTGATCCTACCAGTAAAGTATTTTATCTACAGCCCTCAAGAGATAATCTGTATGAAGTAACTTTCGGTAGAGATACTTTTGGTGTCCAGCCAACTAACGGCAATATTATACACATAAGATATAGAATAACTGACGGTGAAGATGCAAACGGAATCAGATCTATAAACTTGTCTTCTGACATTGATGGAATTAGTTCAACAGAAACGGTACAGACGGCTTCGTATGGTGGTGCAGAGCGTGAATCTCTTGAGTCTATTAAATACTTTGCACCAAAGTCCATCCAGGCGCAGGACCGTGCAGTTACTGAAAACGATTATGCAATTATTTTGCTGCGTGAATTCCCCGAAATTAAAGCTGTTTCGATATACGGTGGCGATAAACTTAATCCGCCTAGATTCGGTAAGGTGGTTGTATCGGCCTATGTAAATGAAGATGAAACCATCAGATCTTCTACCGCTGATGCTTATAAAACCTATCTTATGGAACGTACTGCCCTGACGGTAGAGCCTATTATTAAAGCCGCAAAATTTATGTATGTAGATCTAAAGGCTGATGTTTCTTATAATACTAATAAGACAACCAAATCAAATGGTGGAATTGAAAGCGTAGTAAGAGATACTATTCAGGCTTACTCTTCTACAAATCTTGAGCAATTTAAGAAAACGGTAAAAGTTTCTAGACTGGCGGCAGATATTGATAATTCAGAACCGAGTATCATTTCAAACGTGATAAACGTAAAGATGATTATTGATATTAGACCAACTAGAAATGTACAAGAGGCGAGAATTCTTGAATTTGGAAATCCAATTAAGCCCGATGTGACATATACAGATGCATCGGTAGGTAAATACATTCCTGCAATCGTCTCAGATAAATTTACTTATCAGAACAAACAAGTACAGTTTCAAGATAACGGCAACGGTAGACTCGACATCGTACAGATTGTAGAAGGCAAAACATCAATCGTTAGCCGAAGCGTAGGTACAGTAGACTATACAGAGGGTAAGATTACTATCACTAGTATATCTATTCAGGATTATGCTACTGCAATTAAGATTTATGCAACACCCGAAAGCCGTAATATCATTTCACCGCCAGATAGAATTTTAAAAATTCGCTCAACGGATGTTGATGTAACTATTAGTGGTAATAGAGAATAATGTCACTTATTAATAAAAACATTTCCCAGTTTATTGAAGATCAATTTCCTGATTTTTATAGAGACGGTACAGAAATTACACAAAGTCAACGGTCAGTTATCGTTGATTTTGTTGAAGCGTACTATGAATTTATTGAAGCCAATCATCACGATAACTTTTTGGCTTCAAGGAATATGTTTGAGTATAGAGACATTGATACTACACTTGAT